CTAGCCAGAGCAAGGTTGCAAATATCGACGTCTGAACTCATCTACCTAGCCCCCGTTTAGTTGATGCTGCTGTCCAGTCGATGCTCATGCTGCTATCCCTAATAATGCTTTAAGTTCATCCACTGATGTGCACGTTGCTGCTGTGAAATCGCAGTTCACCGTAGCTCTGCCCAAACATACCCAGCAACGTATGTTGCTGAGATACTATAAGTAGCCCCTGCCGGTACAATAAAGCAATACACGGGCGCTGCAGAATTATACCCAGAGCCATACATGATGGTTATCCCACTTACAATAACTGTTACATATTGGTTTGTAGAATAAGAAACCATAATTGGCTTCCCTGCACTATTAGTATATGTTTGCCCTAAATTCCTTTGTGCTCCAGAACTAGCATATGTAAATACTTGCCAAGTCTGTCCATACCCTAAGCTACTCATAGCCGTTAATGCCTGACCACCTTGACCTTGAATAGTGCTTGGAGCAGTTGCCCATGTTCCAGCAGTTGCTTGAGTAGATTCAATATAACCTACGACTCTGAATGGAGATGCTGTAACCGCAGTGGTAGTATAAACACCTGCACCAGCAGACCCCGTTAGAGTAGTTGAAGCTACAGCAGTTGTTATATTGGTCGAATAAGTAGAAGCCGCAGCACCTAAAGTACCTGTTAATAGTGCCTTTACATAAGTACCAGAGGGGACACCTGTGCCAGCTAATGATTGCCCTAAAGCAAATGTGCCAGTACCTATAGCAGACAGAGTAAGAATACCTGTGGTAACCGCTATAGCTCCAGTAAATGTACAAGATGTTCCTATAGCATTGGTGGTCATTAGAGTGGTTTCGTCTAAGTTCTCACCCCCGACCATACTTGTAACACCTAAAACTGGCGTTCCAGCATTATCAAGAGCCAATAATACAAGTCTTGATTGTTGAGCCGAAACTGTTCCTAGCGTTGCTGTACTTGGTACAACTATAGAAATAGCTGCTGCAACAACACGATTATTAACTGCCCAAGATGTTAATGTTGCCGACCTGAAATCAAGACTGGTTGGATTTAACGTGCAAGTCATCGAGCCGGCTGCAACCGACGCTGTAATAGGTTGGATTTGCTTTATTACTGGCGTCAAGATTACTGGCGTCAAGGGATCAAGCACAACATAAACCGCCCCGTTATACTCCACATCCGTCAACTGACTTAGCCCCAGCGTAGCGGTTACCAATGCGCCTGTTGCATCATATTGTTGCAGGGCAGCGGTGACTGTGCCGATGGTTAATGTAGGTGTTGCGCCGCTGGCAAGGTGGAGCTTAAGCCTGAGACGTGTGTTAGCTATCGGCGTGGCAATTGCAGGCGATGGTGTGGCTACATAAGCGGTGGCCGTGCCAGTGGTTAATACGGCAGTATTGGCCTGCGTCTGTAGATCCGACTGCACACTCAGTGCCGTCTTTACCGCTGCCGCACTGGTCAAGCCCAGCAAGCCACTCATAAACGTAGATACCACCGACAAGGAGATATTAGCCAGCTGTAACAGTATGGGTGTACCGGTGGCATCCACCCCAAACACCAAGCTGGAGGGAGTCAGTGCACCAATGCCGGATAACGGGGCTTTTGCGGCTCTGGTTACTTGTTCGGCCAATTGCTGCACTTGGATAACAATCCTGTCCAGCGCATCATTAATTGATGATGGATAGAAGCCACCCGAATTAGTTAGGCTTAAGCTCTGCGTGTTAGTGACTTGCGAGGTCAGGGTAATATAAGTCGCTGTAGCTGGTGCAACTAATAAAGTGACTGATCCGCCTGGCGATGTATTCTGATCGGCATTCAATGATACAGTGTAATTAGTAGATAGTACCAATACAGAATCAGCCCCTAACGCATCAAGATAGGTCACTAAAATATCGGTAGCGGTAAAGACTTTAAAGGTAAACGGAAACGCGGTATTAAAGCCATTGCCTTGGCTAGGTCCTACTTTCCGAATCGTGGTATTTTGTATGGTCATAAATCTTGGTCTGTTGGCCTTGCTGCCTTGATAAGTAGCGATAATTCGCGGATCAATGCCGGTAACTTTAAAATAACCAGCGTTAAGATAAGTAAAACCTGCAAGTTGGTATGCCCAGCTAATACTTCAAGCATCTTGACTACGTCCTCATTTACGTTAAACTGCATTTATATTTTGTCCTTCTCATTAAGGATGGAATCAGAAACCCTAGACAGTTTGCACCTGACTAGGGTTTTGTTTTTTATAGCTTAGGCCATGTTACGCCTTGCAACCACGCCAGCGCACCCGTTAATAGTGCGGGTAAACCCCAGCTAATAAATGAACGGGTCATTGCCCTATACATTCGCTTGCGCTCTTGCTCAGCCTTGATCCGCGCTCTGATCCATTCGTGTTCTTCAGCATGAAGCTGTTGATCGATATACGATCTATCTTCTAGGATCTCTTCAAGCATTATTCTAAGATCATCCCTGTCAATGTTCATTTATCTATCCCACAATTACGATTAACGAATGACCAGCATGATTGCGCGTACACCGCTACTTGATCGGCTGCGAGGGCTTGGGATAAAAGAAAGTCTGTAAGTCCTGCTGAAAGCTCGGTAGGTTCGGCTGAGCGAGTAGGGATACTGGCGGTTGAATTTGTTGGCACGGTGCAAGCACTGTTTTTACGACCGGTGTCGTACAAGCGCTTAGACTTAAGAGCGTCATGATAAGCATTGATCGTTGTAATTGATTGGGCATGTGATAATTCCAAGTTAGTGTTTGCCTCTTTAGCGACCGCCTGAGCTTGTGTGACTCGTGCTTGAATGCTTACCAGAGTGTTCGCAGCTTGTTCGTTACTCGATTGAATGGCTTGGTGTAATTCACTGATCGTGGCGCTGTCTATCTTGTAAGCAATGCTAAAGCCAGTACTAAAGCTAAAGACGCCTATAATAAGTAGCGCATAGCTCATTCTGTCGGCCTATTGGTCGCGTACTTAAAGTTAAAGGCTATCCAGTTGATAGCGGCGTGAGCCTTTGCTAAGGTTGACTCACTATCAGGAGGGGGCATAAAGGCTGCAAGTACAGAAGCACCCGCTATGACCTGTGGAATAAGTGTTGATAGGCTAGTCAACATAGCTGAAAGCGCATCCATAATGCCTGTGGTAAATTGAATAATCTCGATCATTAGGGATAGACTCTTTTGCTTAGAAAAACCCCCCACGTTAGCAGGGGGCATGGTCTTTAACTCTTTGGTTCTTTAGGTTCTACGATCAACGCTAAGTTGTCAGCGACTTCGGCCTTATCATCAAGCTCAATGATGTCACCCTCTGCGACTAACGCATCATTAATAAAACTTTGTACCAATACTTTGTAACGTGCCATAAAGCCTCCTTATAAAAGTGCAAAACCGCTAGGATAGAACTTTTGGCCGTCTTGGATTTCAGCACCGAAGTCACCGAACACCGATCCAGCCGTAGTTGTACCTACAGAGATATAACGAGCGCCTAAATAACGCTGACCTTTAGAGCCAATACGAGGATTGAAGTCGCAAGCTGTACGTGAGCCTAGTGTTAAAGAAGCGATCGGAATCGCGCCCGTAGTGCCTATTACAGTAACGTTGACAGATAAGGCTGCATCATCAGCCGAGATCACTTGCATCTCGATGGATGTACCGCCTACCGCTGCGACTGTATATTCAAAGCGTCCGAATAAATCCCAGCCCTCACCCATATCACGGGCAGCACCTAAGTCCACTGTGTTCGTGCTAAGTACCGAAGTGCCGGCGCTGAATATCGCTTGGCCAGAGATAACCCCCGTAGCAGAGATTGCGCCTGATACTAATAAGTTGTTGTCTACATAAGCCATGACTAGACCACCCTCGATTCTGTGTTTAAGATCTGGTCGACACGACGCAATGGCACACCTTCAAAAGTGTTCCAGCTCGTTGGTGTACCGAATTGATTTAGACCTGAATTAATGTCTAAGACGTTTTGTGACTTGTTCAAGGCTTGGATGCGCAGCATTGAATACACGGTTCTGTTCATGTAGAACGCAGGGCGACCCATGCCAAGGTTAGGGATACGATCTAAGGCGCGTGACATTAATTTGATAAGGTCAGCAGCAGCAGATTCGGACACTAAGTTAGCGGTATTAATGTTACAAATACGCACCACATAACGCCAATCTTTAACCACTAAGCCATTCTTCCATTGGTAATGCGTTTGGAAGGCTTGGTAGGGGTTAGAGTTAGCATCGTATACCACCAATTCACCTTGATCATCATGAGCCAAACCAGCCTTTGAACCTTTAGGGAAGGTGCAGAAAGTCGTGTTATCACCCCAAACCACTAAGTAAATAGAGGTATTGTTGGTAGAAACACCACCCGCATCTAAGACGTTTTGCGCATTACCCGCACCAGAGATAGCACCATAACGTGGCGCTAGCCCTAGATACTGACGTGGGTCAGTGGCAGGGTTGCCGTACAACAAGGTTTGTGCTTGTGCTTGGTTCATTGCTTCCAAGAACGCAGAATCTTCTGACATTCTAAAAGCATTGGTGTTGCCGTTTAATAAAGCTAAGTCTTTATCGACCTTAGCGTAGGCTTCTAACATACCGATCGACTCATCTACTTGCGCAGTGGTTGATTTGCTGGTTGGAATACCTTGGTTGATCGAGCGCCAATAGGCAGTCGGTAAGCCCGTACGGATGATGACACGGTGACCAGTGGGTAAGTTACCTTCTTGGAATACCGCATCTTCTAATATTTCGTTAGATTGCGACAAAAGCTCTGCTACCGCAGGAACTTTGCCATCGGGGTCAAGACGCTTGGCCCAATCTGCCAATGTTAAAGCGCCAGTTGCTAAAGTTGCCATTTATTCTTCCTATTGTGGATAAAGTCGATCAGCCAGTGATGACGTAGCGGCTGGGCCTTTACCCCCAGGTACTAAGTTATCTTCTGACATTGCTTTGCCTGCTCGATAGAAAGCACGGATCATCTCTGGATGATTGCCAATGCCGGTTGAATCAAGTAGTGCTTTTAGTTCAGGCGTGGCAAAAGCGTTAATCGCTTTGCCTGCGATAGCCAGGTTCTCGTCCATTTTTGCACCGCCAAACTCTTTGTCAGAGCGTGACGCTTCAGCCCAATCATTATGGACCTGTGCTTGTTGTGCCTGATGATCGGCCATGACTTTGGTTCTCATCAAACTGCCCATATCGGTCAGGTGTTGTGCTTGTTTCTGGGTTAATCCTGCTTCCTTGGCCGCGCTTTTAAAGGCGTCTTGGATAGTTTCGTCAACCACTGTTCCTTCTGGATAGGTAAAGTCTGTGTACTCTATCTCTACAGGCGCATCGGTTGCTTCTGCCGATAATAGAGTGGCGTCTGTCGGTTCAATGACAACATCAGTTGCAACGTCTTCAGTCGTCGATGCTATTTCTTCGGTCATTCGTTTGTTCCGTTAAAAGTTGTATGTATAAATCTGGACAGTTATTAAATTGCTCCAGTACCCAAAGCCCGACGACCCGCTTGCCTTCTTTATGTGCGGCTGTTAAGCCCTCGCCGGTAAAGCTGGTTTGAAAGACCCCACATTCAGCCATCAAGCGTCTAAGTAAGCGACGACCTTCTGGCAAAGTGGCGATAGCTTGAAAGTCTTGCGACTCGACGGCTATTTGTATCCTTCTAATTTGTTCCCGTTCCGCCCTTAAGTCTTCATCCATAGCGTAACCGACCGTGTTATTTATCATCCACACCGTAGAGCAGATTAGCTGCGTTCTTAAGGGTGCTGCCTGTCGTTAAGCCCATGTCGGTGACCTGTAAACAGATACTGACATCAGTGCCTTTATCGTCACCATCACGTTCTAATGATTCAGTTGCAGAGGTGACGATGGCAATGGCTTGTAAGGTGACTTGTGTGCCCGCTTTAAGTGCTTTAGAGATGCCCAAAGTCTCGCACTGGTCTTCATCTAAGTGCAGCGTTAAGCCATAACCATACTTAGCGGACATACAGTAAGTAGCCTCGCCCCTGTCGTCGCCATCTTTCTTCATGCTCAGCATTTTCATGTTAGTACAAGCCTAAGATCAGAGTGGCCGTTGTACCGGTAGCTAAGATGCGTTTAACTCTTAAGTTGATAACGAAACCAATCGCATTAGCTGGTACAGTTATAGTCACGGCATTACCGCTAGTCATGATTAAACTAATCGTGCCAGCACCACCGGCATAGATAGCTCTAGTAGCGCCTTGTGTGAAATCAGTTGAGTCATTCGGAACAACCGCATAAGCATCCGAATAACTGGTATACATGTCATTGGATGACGCTAGGGTATTAGGATATTGAGCCATTAGATTGTTCCCGCTGGGTACAAGGCAAAGATGCCAGTCGCAGTCGTTGAGGTCGCCGCGATAATAGAGGCGTTAATCTTAACAATCTGGCCTGCTACTAAGCCTGTTAATAAGAACGTGCCGCCTGATGCCAAAGTACCCGCGACGTTACCGGCGCCTGTGACAGCAATACCAGTACAAGGGCCACTGACTAAAGCCGTCGCATCAGTCGCAGTCGTTGGGACGCCCTCTAATTCGGTATATTCTTTAGCGCCGACGGTATAGCCTAGCGTTGAAAATAGTTGTCTAGCCATTTTGTTGTTGTCCTTGCATTTTGGACAGCATGTCGCCAGTGGCTGTACCGGGTTGAGTTGAAGTTTGTCCTAGATTCTTGGCGGCTTGTGACATTTCCATCAGCTGTGCTTGCTTTTGCTGTTGAGCTTGAGCCTGTGCGCGTTGTTGACGTATTAGGCCAGCTTGCTCACCACTGATGATCAGTTCGGGGTCAATACCTAGCTTATCTGAGTACACATCCGCCCAGTGATCAGGATCAAACTTATCCAGAACATCAGGGCGTAAGGTGGCAATCTGTCCCATGCTTGATACAAATCTATCGATGCCATTGACTGATACCGCCTTTTGAGCCTGAGCCAACATAGATACATACTCGATATTAAGATCATGGCCGGCTAATTCTTCAGGCGGTGGCGGCAACATGCCCGCAGTTAGTAGGCGCTCGAATACTGTTTCTATCAGTGGATCAAGTAGCTCATTATTAAGGCGCTCAACCACTGGTCCTAACATCAGCATCTTTTCTTCATTACGCGCAGCCACTTCAGTTGCGGTCATGCGCGTATCTTGCTGACTGATGGCCATGAAAATATCAGAGAAGAACGCCCCATTAATACGGGTACGCACATCTTGAATATCCATAAGCAAGGTTTGCAGATTGAGATTGACTTCGAAGGCGGTCTTGACACCTTGAGTGCCAGACGAGGCGTCGTAATAAGAGATACCGCCGGGGAATAACTCGATCTCTCTATTCTTCATGCTCGATGGCACTTGAATAGGGGGATTGGCTTGATAGTCGATAGCTTGAGACTTGCGAAATTGCTGTGCTTGTAATTGTTTGATATCGCCTAGCGCTTCCATACCTGGTGAAACGCCATAGATGTCGCCCCCGACTGTAGTCCAGCGAGGTGATACACAAGGGAAGGTCTGATAGCCTGATTCACGTAGAACCTTCTTATCACCCGCATTACGTTCGAAGTACACCGACTTAAACGGCATATTGAGATTATCTTTTTTACTCTGATCTCGATCGGCTCTTGGCTCAATAGCATGAATCAATGTCACCCACTGATCGAGACTGCCCCGCTGATAAGCTGACTTCACGATAGATGAGCAGTTCTCTAAGCCAAACTCACCAACGATCTCAGCGACCGTTTTGTCAAACTCTCTGTATAAAGTATTAACCTCACCCTTCCAATTAGTCGTGATGGCATACTCACCAATAGTGAACGCGTGTAAGTGGATGACGTTATTGAAGTCTTCAGCGATCAATGCAGAGGCCGTACCAAATGCGCCCAGCTCTTCATACATGGAGTGTAAGACGCGATAGCAGTTTGACTTAGCCAGCACATCACTAACTTGATCGGATACCGCATTGAGCCAGACTTTAACTGGTTGAGACTCCATCAAGTCTGTATCGGTAACCGATAACCTAAACCAAGGCCGTGAGGGTGAGGTCATGCCTGACATCATGCCAGCCGCTAAGACTCTAAGCGCCCTAGTCCCGGTTGAGTCGTAAATAGTATTGTGGCGTTTAAAGCCCTTGTTTCTATCGCCTATGAAATAGCGGCCATTGACCGGTAGTAAGTTACGACTCACATCCGACCACTGCTGTAGCCAAGTTGAACGCTCCATCTTTAGAGCGTTCCAGCGGCTATTAAGTAGCTTGATTTCTTCTGACACTTATGCGCCTAGCAAAGTCTTCTTAGCCAGCGTGCTAGCAGCAACTGGATCACCTTGGCCACCGGTTAATAGCGTCGTGGTGACGCCTCCGCCACCTTGCGCTACGTTCTGAGTGCCTGTATCGGCCACAACTGCCTTTACATCAGGCGCATGAGCTAATTGAGGTGGGGGTGGTGGTGGTGCGGGTGCGGGTATGCTGGGAACTGATGAACACATAATGGACTCTCACTTTTAAAGTTAATGAGAGTCTACCGCCTCAATGTCATATCATCCACACGGCCTATTTATGCAAGCGCTCACTAAAGCGAGTGCGCTCTTTGATGATGTCTCTAATGGTAGACTTTGAGCAGTCGAACTTGTCGGCCAATTGTTGATAGCTGAATGCGCCAGTATCGTAAGCCGCCCTAATGGTTGCGCAGTCATCATCTGATAAGGTTGTCTTGGGGTGCTCCTCGCCACACACTTTTCCAGCACCTCGCCCTCTATTTAGCATCAGCCAGTCAGGCAGATTAACCACCGTCCAAGCGACGACCTGCATATCAGGGGTAAATACGCCAATGACTGACTCGCCAGACTCCATCAGCATCAAACATGGATAAGACAAGGGAACTGCACAGTGTGACGCTCTGAGCCATTTAATCATATTATCTCGCAAAGGGATCATGGCCACGCATAGCATCGGTGCGCGGTCTGTTGTTTTGGATGGCATGCTTAGGTGATACCGGATAAGCAAAGGTTAGGATCAGGGCGTCAAACTTGTCAGGACTGCGACCAATGGCTTCCTTAATATCGTCCTTAGCGCATAACCTAAATTTATCGCCTTGAAAAGTGTAGGTCATAGCGCAGAGTTCTTCTTTAAGCTCAAGATCGTCTGGCAAATTACCGCCTGATGTCACCCACTTTGATAGCTCAAAGGCCATTTCAGAGCGCTTGTTAAAATAGCGGCTATCTGTCGCCTTGCCACCAAACTGCACGCCGACAGGATCTTTATTGATTTGCCTAAGGGCATCAATCACCCCAGCCCCATAGCCGCCGGTCTCATCAACAAA